CAACTAATGCACTTTTGCGAAACCCTGACAAAATTGGGGAATACTTAAATCTCGCAGACAAATATTCACAAGCTTACGCGGCGGAACCAAAGATGTTTCTTTTACCTGCGGCTCACAGCTTTTTAAAACCGATTATCACCGCGTACGCGCACAACTTAGAAGGGTTTACTCACTACTTAACGACTGTCCGTGATTTGTTTGACAGAAACAGCGCACAGTGGTTGATCGTTCAACGTGTATATAGACGCGTAAACGGTCGATACGTTCAGCAGCTTCGACGCGAACGGTCACACAGAGCGGTTGTTAAGGCAATCGAACTTTATGGCTCAGTAGATTATCAAGTGCGGATGCAATGGGTAGCTAACTTAGAAAACGAATGGGCGAAACGTCGTGTCGTATTCTTAGATGCAAACCGAAGTAAGTTTAAAGGTGGTAGAATACCAGTGGAAGAAAGAGTAGAAATGTTGGCTGAATTTTGGAACGACATAGATACTGAAATTTATGAAGGGAGACTTAAAAAGTGGCACTAAAAAAAGCATGGAGTTACTCTGCGCTGACGTCATACGAGACTTGCCCACGACGCTTTCAACTCACACGAGTGACGAAGCAAGTTGTGGAAGCTCAAACGACAGCAACGTTGTGGGGTAACAAAGTGCATAAAGCGCTTGAAGATTTTGCCAATGGCAAGAAACCCCTGCCCGAAGACATGCAGGAGTATGGTAAGTACGTGCGTAAGATACAATCGTACGAAGGTAAGCGCATCGTCGAAGAGCGTGTTGCTCTCGACAGCAAACTACGACCCACCACATGGATGGCTAAAGATGTGTGGGTTCGTGGCATAATTGATATTGGTGTTGTAGGTTCAGAACGAGCCTACGTACTGGACTGGAAGACAGGCAAACACAGGCCAGACTCAGATCAATTAAAACTTTTTGCTGCATTAACTTTCGCTTTATACCCTTGGATCGAGTCTGTTGTTACAGGTTTTATCTGGTTGAAAGCAGGAAAGTTTGACAAAGAGGTGTTTACGCGTGCACAGTTACCAGAGATATGGAATGATTTTTCGCCACGATTAGAAAGATTAGCTGTATCACACGAGAAAGATAAGTGGCTACCGAACCCCTCGGGATTGTGCAAAAACTGGTGCCCAGTTGGCATTAAATTATGTGAGTTCTGCGGAAAACAATAACAAGACATAGAACGTCGTGGACTATAGGATGCGACAGGTAAAGGGAAACTTTGTGTCAGAGGCAAATGATAAAAAAATAAAACAAAAAGATTTAACTGAACTAACCAATGAGGAAATATATGAGCACGGCACAATGTTGGAAACAGTCACACCACTGGAAAACGAGTTGTTACGTAGGTTAGAATACTACATACAGCAATACGGTGACTACCTTGGAAGTTATGATCCAGAGGTAGACATATGACACCGGAAGGCAAAGTTAAAAAGAAGGTCAAAGAGTACCTTCAATCTATTGGCGCTTGGTACTACATGCCTGTGTCAAACGGCATGGGTCGCTCTGGTTGTCCTGACATACTCGTTTGCTATAAAGGATTATTTATGGCGTTCGAAACAAAATCTCCAGGGAAAATAAAGAATGTAACCCCTAACCAAGAACGTGAAATTAATGCGATTACATCTGCTAACGGGTTAGCACGTGTCGTCGACGACGTAGAACAAGTAAAGGAATACATACGTGAAAAAATCAAGCAAACAGGAATTGAAGACGAAGAAAGCGTACAACGCACGTCCTGATGTAATGAAGCGTCGCGTCGCCCAAAATAAAGCCAGGAGGCAAGCGATCGCGGCGGGCAAAGCAAAGGTGGGGGATGGTACAAATGTGGATCATATCAAACCTTTGAAAGCAGGAGGTAGCACGAAGAAATCAAACACTCGTGTCATATCAGCAAGTAAAAACAAAGGATGGCGCGGCAGACAACCGGGCATGTACACGAAAAAGAAATGACTAGAAACTATCACGTCGGCAAGTCCGACTACTCCAAACGACGTATTCAGCCGTGGGATATATGGCTCGAGTATAATTTAAATCCTTGGGATGCAGACATCGTTAAGCGCATTTTACGGGATAAAGGCGAACGTCGCCTCGACTATGAAAAAATTAAACACATCTGCGATGAACGCATCAGACAGATAGATGAAGGAGAAGACAATGTTAGTTTGGCCACAGAAGAACGCACTCATACTAAATCTGCGTGATCCAAGCAGTATTCTAAATGTAATCCCTTCCGCAAAACAATTCGCTGTGCGCGGTAAACCCTACGTGGCTGTGCCTCACAAAACCACCGAAACGAAAATGCTTCGCAACTTAGGGTACGACGCCCCTGCCCCAATTCGCCAAAACTATAACTGGCCGGGGCGGTTCACCCCGTTCTTCGCCCAGAAAGAAGCGGCCGCATTTCTTAGCATGAATGATCGAGCCTTTAACTTGAGCGAGCTTGGCACAGGTAAATCTCTGGCGTCACTATGGGCGTACGACTACCTACGTAGTATTGGAAAAAAGAATAAAGCCTTGGTTATTTCTCCGCTCTCAACTCTCGAACGCACATGGGCTGACGAGATATTCCAACACTTCCCACACCTGACATCCACAGTCCTGTATGGTTCGCGTGAAAAACGCGTCAAGTTGTTGAACGTGGATGCAGACGTATACATCATAAACCATGATGGCGTTAAGATAATAGAGCCCTACCTAAAAGATCGCAACGATATTGACTTGGTTATACTCGACGAGATCGCGCAGGCCGCTCGCAACGCCGGAACGGATCGGTGGAAAACAATCAACCGCGTAGTCAATCGCCACAAACAACCGCGTGCATGTTGGGGTATGAGCGGCACGCCGACGCCCAACGGGCCGACCGACGCGTGGGCACAATGCAGACTAATCGTTCCAGAAAATGTCCCACCCTACTTCAACAGGTTTAAAGGGACAGTGATGAAACAGTTGTCCCAGTTTCAGTGGATAAACAAACCAGAAGCAACGGAAATCGTGCATAAGGTAATGCAGCCGTCGGTTCGATTCACGCGGGACGAGTGCGTCGACTTACCACCACTCTTATATGAAACACGGCAAGTACCTTTGACGAAAGAACAAAACAAAGCATACAAAGAAATGGTATCGCGTCTTCGCACCGAAGCTGAAGAGGGAGAGATCACTGCCGTCAACGAGGCCGTAAAAATGGGCAAGCTCGTGCAGATTGCATGTGGTGTGGTCTACGCCAACGACGGGTCAGAAGTTACGATCCCGTCAAGCCCGCGCATCGAAGAGACGCGAAACATTATTAATCAGGCCGAGGGCAAAGTAATTATCTTTGTACCTTACGTGTCTTCCGTCAACCGCGTGGCAGAAGAACTGAGCAAAGACTTCTCAGTTGAAGTGATCCACGGGGGCGTAAAGAAAGCAGAACGAGATAGAATATTTGGGGCTTTCCAAAAAGGTAAAGACCTAAAAGTATTGGTGGCACAACCGGCCGCCATGAGCCACGGTCTAACATTGACTGCGGCGTCGACAATCGTGTGGTACTCATGCGTGACGTCAAACGAAACCTTTGAGCAAGCTAACGGCCGCATAAACAGACCCGGCCAAAAGATGAACAACTTTATCATTATGCTCGAAGGCACACCAGTCGAGAAACGTATCTACACTCGGCTCAAAAATAAGCAAAAGATGCAGGGTGCATTGCTCGACGAAGTTAAAGCAACTCGAGCTAAGTTAATTGCTTGACATGTACACAGATGTAAACTAATCTGTTCACCTGTAAACAGATAACGAATGGAACAGAACAAATGGATTTACTAAGAACGCGTGAAGTTGCAAAAAAACTTGGAATGACACGGCAGGGAATACACATGTTACGTAGACGGGATACAAGGTTTCCCAACCCGATTGTACTTTCAAACAAAGTTCTACGTTGGGACGAAACCGAAATCAATAAATGGATAACTGAAAAAAAGGAGAAGGAATATGGCAAAAGTAGTTGAGTTAGATGATGTTTCGTTACTTAAACTTTTTATAGGACTGCGTGACCGCAGGGCGCAGCGAAAAGCTGCGTATAACGACGACGACCTCGGCGACAAAGAAAAGCAGAACAAAATCGAGGTGGAGTTTCTACAAAGATTCCAAACTCGAGGCATAGATAACGTCTCGGCGAGAGAAGTTGGAACTGCGTACAGATCAACTCGCTCTTCTGCTACTGTGGCAGATTGGGATACACTTCTTGACCACGTGAAAGATAACGACGCTTGGGAAATGCTTGAGCGGCGTGTGAACAAGACTGCTGTGGAGCAATTCAAAGCCGTCAACGACGACTTGCCGCCTGGAATAAACTGGTCGGAAACGCAGGTTGTAAACTTTAGGCGTAAATAATGTTAACCATGGATGATTTGCCAGTTGAAGCTGTGATACTACCACGCGTCTTTACTGCTCGACACTATCAAAATTTGGACGGAGAGAATGTTTGTTCGTCTGATGATGGAGTTGTACCTTCCACATTAGCGACCGAACCCCAAGCGAAAAAGTGTTTTGTTTGTTTCCAGAACACATGGGGATCTCGCATTACGCCGTTTGGTAAACGAGGAAAGGCTTGCTCAGAAAGCGTGAAGTTAACCCTTCGCTACCCAAATTCTGATTATGCAGAAACGCTTAGAATACCGGCGGCAAGCGTCAGGAAATACAAAGATTTTGAGGCCGTCGTCAAGAGCAGAGGCGAAGAGCTCAACCACGTTGTAACTAATATCGACGTTATAAATATAGACCATCGGCAAACGTTGGCATTTAAAGTCATACGCTTTTTGAGCGCAGACGAACTCACTACGATCCACCATCCCATACAATCGAAAAGCCCGTTTTTTTCACTGGATGGATACACTTATTAACCAAACCCCGAGAGGATTTTATTATGGCTACACCCAATACCGTTCACATTTTAAACAATGTAGAAGCACTATACCCACGTCTTAATACGACGTACAAATACGATACCAAAGCAAACGAAGGTCGTGGACAATCAGTTCCGTGCGAGCCTTTAGATGAAGGTGCGAAGTACGAGTTAAACTATCGTATGAGTAAAGACCAAGCGGTTGGTCTATATAAAGACATGAAAGCTGCTTACAACGATCGTAAAGCCGCGAACTGGCCAGAGATGCCAACGGCAAAAGAAGTTTTTGAAGTGCAGGAAGATGGCACGTTTGTGGCAAAGTCTAGCTTAAAAGGTTCGTACAACAACGAGCTTACTCGTAAGCCACGCCAATTCGATGCTCGGAACCAGTTGCTCCCTGATGATTTTCAGTTAACGACAGGTTCCACAATTAACTCGCAGTTGGCGTTGATCCCATACTCATCGAACAACGGCAACGGCGTATCGCTAAGACTTCGCGCAGTGCAAGTTGTGAAGTTTAAAGAGATCGAACAGTCTAGCCCGTTCGGTGAAGTAGACGGTTTCAGTGGCTCAGAAGGTGGTGGCTTTGGAGACGACTTCGATGATACACCGGCACCCGCACCAAAAGTAGAAGCTGTTACTCCTGCTCCTGCCCCAAAAGAGGTCAAGGCCGACCCGAAGTCTGTTGCGGACTTTGACACGATCGACGACGCCTTGAATAATTTAGACTTTGACGATTAAAAGTACCTATACAACGCGCGGTGGGCGGGACGTTACTCGCTCACCAATCTGTTAACACGTGTACACGTCAGGCTAAAAAATGAATACAGAACAATTCCTCAAACGGGTATTACCCGACGAGGGCAAAAAAGTGCTTACTCTGGTTATGCCCACCGAAAACGGTGGCAGTTGGTTTAAGTACAAGAGTTTCGATACAGCGCAACAAGCTGCCGAAGCCGCGATCGCGTTCGACGCGCAAGGCGAGAC